GATGTCCGCAATGCTTTATTGCAGGCACGCAAAGCCAGGGATAAGTTTCTTCCTGCTCGCTTAGAAGAAATCCAAAAGGTTGAACAAAGCAAACAAATGCAAGAGCACCTCAGTGCTCAAGCTGAAGCTGAGTTACCATGGATGACAGGCGAGGATAACGATACACGGCGTGAATACGAGGCTATCATGAAGGACCCTAGGGTTGATACATTGATGGATAATCTTCCCGCTGACGTAAAGGCTCAGATGCCCTATCTACTAGCGCACGCAGCTAACAGCATCTACGGTAGGAAAGAAGTAAAGAGTGCAAAGTCCAAAGTAAGACTTAACCCTTCTAGTACTTCTACCCCAAATGCCGCAGGTTCTGACAAACCAGTTAACCGCACAAATAAATCAATCAAGAACTTGAGTACTCAGTTTAAGCAATCAGGAGACAAAAGTGACTTCATTACTCTCAGAACTCTTCAACTACAAAATAGATAAATCAAGAAGCTCTGCTTCTTAAACTAATTAATTAAATCATAAAATAAAATGGCATTCTCAAATACATTCGACACCACTAATCCTGGTTCCGCTGTTTCTAATCGTGAAGACCTTACAGATGTACTTACCATCTTGGCTCCCGAAGAAACTCCCGTTCTATCATCTGCTTCTAAAAAGAAGTCTGGTGCTACATTCACTGAGTGGACCGTAGACGCTCTTTCCGCTCCTAGCACTGCTGGAGTTCGTGAAGGTGCTGACGTTGGTCAAACAATCGGTGACGACGCTGATCCTGGTTTCATCGACAAGTTTTCTGGTCGTGCTCGCCTTGGTAACTACGTTCAAAAATTCCGCCGTGCCTTCCAAGTCTCTGACTTGCAAGATGCCGTTGAGTCCGTTGGACCTGCCAAGATTGCACAAGCTGAAGCTAAAGCAATCCGTGAACTAAAGCGTGACGTCGAGGCTACCCTACTTGGTACTCAAGACCGCAGCGTTGAAGACGGAGTCAATACACCTTACGGCCTTCGTGGTCTCGGTGACTGGATCGACTCCGCTGGTCCTGCTGACGTTCCTGCTGCATTCCGTACTCCTGCGTCTTCGATCTACGACATCAGCACTTCTGGTGCATTCAGCGAAGCTGCATTGAACGACTTGATCTCTTCGATCTATCGTGAAACTGGTAGCTCCAACAACCTTATGCTTGTTGCTGACACTGGTCTTCGCCGCACGATTGCTGACTTCGCTCGTATATCTGCTGGAGCAACTGAAAACATCCGTAGCGTAAACTACGACGGTAACCGTGCAGAGATCAAACTCTCTGTCGAGCTATACCAAAGTGACCACGGCATCGTGTCCATCGTTAACATGAACCCAGATACTGCTCCTGCAACTCTCGCAGGCGGTACTGACTACAACGACGGATACCTCATCAACCCTGAGTACTACGGCGTGCACGAACTGATCCCTATGGGTTCAACTCGTCTGCCTAACGAAGGTGGAGGCGAACGTGGATTCTGCGATTGCACACTAACGCTTGGTGTATACCACCCTCAAGCGCACGGTAAGATCACTCAGTAATACTTGCTGAAATTTCGGGGAGCCAGATTTTTCTTGTCTGGCTCCCCTTTTTACCATTAGCTTTAAAGTATGTCTATTATTACAAACGCACCCAAGTATTCAGACGACGAGGTCAATAAGGCCTTTATGGATGAAATTAAGAACGGCTTTCAACTGGAGAAGCGGACCGAATCAACTCGTGTCAACCAGGCTCGAAAAGAAGCCTCACAAGAAAGAGGAAAAGTGCACCCCGTGCTAGGTCGTTGCGTAGCAACTATACCGCACCGTGAGTACTTCCGACTCATTAAAAAATACGGACAAGAGACAGTGCACTCCAAGGAGTTCCTGGCTTATTTCCAAAAGAATTTTTCAGACCTTACGCCCAATAAACTATAAATAACAATGGCAAACTACCCTACACTATCATATGACAACCTAGAGGAACGCTTTAAGTCCATTGCTGGGCTAGCATCCCTAGAAACCACTGACGCAGCATTCTTGCGGCAAGCAGTTAATCGCCGTGTTCGCACGTGCTTTGAGCGTTACCCTTGGCCCGACTTCACAGTAATTGGCGAGTCAGTTGCAATGGCAACAGCTGATGACAATATTATTCAAACATACGGAACAGGCAAAGATCTAGCTAATGAATCCAATGTAGTATTTCGTATTCACAAGACGGATCCAACAGATACTCGTTACCCAGAAGAATACACATATGTTTCATCGTTAAACACTGGCGGCTTCCCTTCAGTTAAAATTATTAGTCCAACGATTCTTGATGGTGTCAATGTTTTTGTAACTTACCGCAAGGATCTAGAGGCTGTTATTGCTGATGGCGGAACATATACATCGGGCAGCTTTGGCGATGAGTCAGGAGACAATCCAAACATCCCTTATCAGTTCTTTGAGTATTGCGCTTTTGGTGCTTACGCAGATTTCCTACGTGGTGATGGACAGACTGACAAAGCTCAAATCGAAGATCAAAATGCAGAGCTTATTCTCGTTTCTGAAATCGACAAGGTGCGTAATCAAAGCCGTCAGTTCCGTCACGACGTCCTACAGTATCGTCCACGGACTCAGTTCAATCGTCATAACGTTCAAGCTGGCGGAAGTGCATTAAACAAACCAGAGACCGTTCTTAATAATAACGTTCAGTAATGCCGTCCGATTCTACATTCGTTGAAGTCAAAAATGCTTTCCAGGCTATCGCTGGTCTGGAGAGCTTGACCGCAGCTGACGAGTTCTTCTTGACGAGTTCTTTGAATCGTGCAGTGCATCGTGCCTACAATGAGTCCGACAGCTGGCCTCGGTATCTTGTTGTTGGTGAATCAAGATCAGTGCTAACTGATCCAGCGTCAACTGTTCCATACGCTCAAACAAGTAAAGAAACCATTGGGGAATTTCTTCGTATACATAGGGGTCAGCCATTCCTGCGGAACTCTGAAATAGAGTTTGAGTTCTACGTCGATTCCGCTGGAGCGCATATCATTAATTTAATTACATCGGATAGCGCTGCGGTATTTGTAACTTACAAAAAACAATTAACCGCTGACTTTACTCCCGACAGCACTAATATTCCATCGGAGTTTGTGGATTACATTATCTATACAGCACTGTCAGATTTCTATACTGGCGATGGTCAAGCTGAAAAAGCAGCCCTGGCTGCTAATCAAGCTAATGCAATGCTCGATCTAGAACTGCTCCGTTTAGATAAAAAAGCCAACAACAATACAATCAACAAAAAGTTTTCAACTTATGTGAATCGGCAAGCCCGATAGCACTTAACCCCTGTGATATAATACTCAATTATGGCAAGTTCAAGAAATAACGCACTGGAGTTCAGCTCCGTAGGTTCAATAGTAATCAATGCAACTACTGGGGTTTCACCCGCTGGTACATATGGAGCTATCCAGTTCCTTAAGGATTCAACCATTTCGGCATTGACTGCTACTAATGTTACTAATCAAAATGACCTTATTACAACTCTAGGAGCAGGCACAATTATATATGGCAACTTTACCTTCGTTGCTATTAGCAGTGGATTAGTGCAACTACACAAGGTCTAGTATGCACATTAGCCTTGATTCAGCACTGGGTCGCCAGCGTAGGCTGAACTCAGTGGGCGAAAGCGTCCTACAGATTGCTCCTAACGCTGCGGCGGCATACAGCCTCCGTAGTCTTACTGGTGGTGACCCCAAGGTTGTGCGTGTGCGTCGTGCAAGTGACAATGGTGAGCGTGACTTTACATCCTCAGATGTTACTTCGGGGGAGATGCTTCGATGGGTAAACGCTCAGGCCATTAAGCCCCTGGACATTCAAGCATTAGAGGCTGACGGACGCACAGGTGACTTCCTTATTGCTAAGGCCGCTTACTCCCTTCGTAGCCTAGGAACACGTCAGGCTACCTTAGCGGCTACTGGAGATACCGTAGCACGTGCTGATGGTAAGTTCGTAGTGCAGGTTCGTCGTAGCTCTGATAATGCCCTGAAGTCCTTTACTGCCGATGAGGTATCAGATGGTACTCTAGTAAACTTTGTAACAGAGCCAATTACTGGGTGGAATACACAACCAACTTGGAATACTATAGCTCCATCAGGGACTATAAGGTCTCAATCAAGTACCGCAAGCACTTCTACATTAACATTTTTTGCTTACGGAACAAGTCACACAATATCTGATAGCAGTAGACCAAGTCATATTCTTGCTGATGAAGGAGATTTTGTTGATATTAATTTAACAGTATCAAATATTCAAGGTAGTGCTAGCATTGAAATAAGAGCCGCTGGTACGGATACTGCACTTGCTAGTTCTTCAACTATAGGAAACGGAACTGTAAGTGCGTCCTTTACTGTTAATAGTAATGCAAACGGGGGAGCGCACATTGTCTTCTCCTCCCTTGAGACTCTTGGTGATTTTAGCGACGGTACAATAACAATTAACTCAGTAAAAGTAACAGGTAAGACTGGCTTCGTTAAAACTTGGTATGACCAAAGTGTAACCAATCAAGCAGGAGATACAGCAACAGGTAACCACGAAGTTCAAGCAACTGCTGGAAGCCAGCCCAAGATTGTAAATGCTGGTGCTTTAGTCGCTGATAATGGAATTGACCTTGATGGGTCGCAGTTCTTACAGGCTGATTCCGTGTCAGGAATGGGTGCTACTGTTTCGATGATTACAGCATCCGTTCACGACAGTGGTGGTGGAGGTTGCGTGTCCCTAGCTTCAAGTGCATCAGGCACTACGAATTTTGGAATAATTGAAGGCAACTCAGTAACAAATGTTAACTCTAGAAATACAACTTCTGTTACAGCAAGCGCATCCGTTAGCGGTGTAACTAGGTTAAGTTTTGCTTTAACAACGGGACAAACCTCAACAAAGTCAGGAGCGTTGGGTGGAACTCTGGTTGAAAGCACTAGTGACTACGGTGATGACTTTACATCAGGAGAACTAAATAGGATTCTTATTGGTAAATTAAGAGTATCAAGTGGCACACTATTTAATGGACGTATCCGTGAAGCACTTATCTACGATACTGACCAGTCAGACAACCGTGGAGCCATTGAAGCTAACATCGGTGAAGCCTACAGCATCACTGGTATCCCTGCGTATGACAACACGGTGGACGGCTTTGTAGAGACTTGGTATGACCAGTCAGGTAACAATAGGCCGTTGATTCAAACAACTGCTAGCGAGCAACCATTGATTGTTGAAGCTGGTACATTTCTAAATGGAGTAAAGTCAAACCTGGCTACTAGCAATGACACTATGCAAAATCTGCAAGTATCTACGGATGGCACTAATGCTGACTTTGGTACTGATGACTGGGCAAGTGGTGCTAGTTCTAAACTGGGTGCAGTCTATGTTGGCACTGTTCCTACAGATTCCGTAGTTTCACCTACAGCTAGAGCGGTAATTTGGGGTGGAGGACGAGGTGTGGGAACCTTTCAATTAGGTGGTGTATCTCTTCA